ATCAGAACGGCTTCTGCAAGCTGACGCTTGAGGATGTCCATGGACTGATCGGCGTTGATGTCGTTCGGGGTCCGCAGCTTGCCTTCGCCGAACACTTCCTTGACGATGCGTTCGTAGGCCTTCATGGAGGCGTCGGAGCGCATACGGCGGACCTTGATCTTGAGGCCGTAGAAGCCGTTTACATCGACCCATGCGCCGTCCTCTTCGAGGTTCTTGGAGGTAGCAAAGATGCTGTGGATGTTGGTCTTGAACTTGGGCTTTGTTGCAATGGTGTCGGCCATTTTCTGATTCCTTATCGGGTTAAAGTGGCAGGAGCGGCCCCGACAACCGCTCACCGCCTACGCCATGGCGATCTCGGTGTTTCCAAGATGTCGGGTGGGTGGTAGATACTTTCGCGCATCTCAGATGCGCGAAAGTCAGTTCATGTAGTGATCAGATCACTTGTTGGGGGAGAAGCGGTCGACCTGCAGCATACATTCCGTGTTGGGGTCGCGGAAAGCAGTGAACTCGACGTTATCGAGTACGTCCTGATCGACGCCCCCCGGTGCAATCTGGTCCTGAGAGAACTTGATTGCGGGGAGCGTGTAGACGATGGACTGGCCGTCAAGGTCAGTTACCCCGAAGGAAAGACCAACGGTCTCGTGGTTCAGGAAGTCGTTGAACAGCGTCTCGTCTTCGAAGTAGACAGTCATCGAGCCAGTCAGGTTAAAGCGACCTGCGCCGATACCCTTGGAGAACTTCGAACCAACTGCAGCCTGCTGACGAAGGTTTGCTTCGCCGGAGATCGACAGGGACTGGATAGATGCACCAAAGGTGGAACCGTCCTTGAGGATTTCACCGACGTTGGTCGTTGCGTTCATGACTTCGCCGGTCTGCGCAGCGAGGACAGTGTATGAGCCTGCATTACCAAGGATGGTGGACTGCAGAAGCTGCGTTGCGCGGCCTTCAAAGCCGATGGTGCCGGTGATGATAGCGCCGGTCGCAACTTCGAGGCTGAACGTGCCCGGAACCATGCCGTCCTGAACCATGTACTGACCAATGTCGTTGTAGGCCGTTTCGATGGTGAACTTGCGCTGGATAATGTCAGTCACTGTGCTCGGGTTGCGAAGCATAGAACCCTTGACGGTGACACCAGAGCCAGCCGCAACAACGACAGTAGGTGCCGGAGAAGTGGTGATTGTCGAAGAAGTCAGTGCAGTGATGGTGTATGTGCCGATAACACCAGCAAGACCATCTACGACGATCTTCTGGCCTACCTTGAGCTGGCCCGCAGCAACGGCAGCGGCGAACGGAGTGCCAACAGAGTTGAACCCGGTAGCGGTGGATTCAATCGTTGCATCGTTCAGAATGACAGCATCGTTAGCGTCGAACAGGCGTGCAGCGACAGTTCCCGATTCAACCACAAGAGAGGTTTCGACAGTCGTGATGACCGTGTTGCCTGCGGTGAATGCGACAGTGCTGATCTGGAAATAGTTGTTGTTGGCAGCGTCGACGAAACCCTTGAGAAGGATGCGACGGCCCGAGGACAGATAGTCGGACACGTCCTTGCCTGCGATGGTGATTTCGCTGGTGCCGGTGACAGAGATCGTGGCTCCCTTGAAGAAGTCACGGGTCATTGGACGCGTCCATGCGCCCATTACGAATGCCGCAAGGAATTCATCCTGTGCGCCAGCCGAGTGTTCAAAGTTGATGTCGCCGTTGGACATTGCCGACGTTTCGGTGATAGCGGAGACCATACGGTCTGCACGCAGTTCATCGGACGTGACAGTTTCCTTCGCGGCGGACAGCGAGGACGAAGTCAGACGGACTTCGCGGGTAGCACCGGCTACGGGGGTTGTGCCCCACGTGGCTTCTTCGATGACCCGAATGGATGCGCGGTGGAGCCACCCCAAAATTTCTCATGACAGAGTGGATGACAACGCTATCCACGTGTCATGCACACTATCCAAGATTGGGGCAAATGTCAAGATTACTTGCTGAACGGGTCAGAATATGCCAGAATCGCTTTCCTTGTCAACCAAAATCATGCTGCCTTGAAATCATACCGATAAGGAACGCGCATCATCTGGCGATGTTCTTCCCCGAGGTCGCCCATGTCCTTCACACCTGCGTCCTTGAAAACAACCCACCCTTCTGCCCCAACTGCAAGTGGAAGGCGGTGGAACTGCTTGCGGATGTACTCTGCGATGTTTCCGGTCTGTCCCGCTCCCTTGTCCTTTGGCCCATACACGTCGACCTGAACAATCCCCACATTACGGCTCTTTGCATCTTCTCCGAGACCGATTGGCATTACGTCTTCGGAAGGAATGACCCAGAACCGGACATACGTCTTTGCCTTCTCGGGGACTGCCTGTCCAGACATGATGCATGGAATTGATGAGTATGGGCCTGCCATGACTGTGATGGCAAACGCTTCTACTGCTGAGATCATATTAGGTGTCATCAGATGCTCCCTGAGCTAAGGAGTGCGACAAGCTCCTGTACGGTAACGCCAAACATCCCTGCGGGGGAACGTGGCGTATAGGGTTCGTTCGGCAGCGCACCTGCCTCAAGTCCGCCGATGTGCGGGGCGTTGTTGGTGATCCAGAACGTCTTATACGGGTCAGCGAAGTCGACGCTCGCCACTGTTGCGCGGGCCGGTGCCTCTGACTGCGCGCGCAGCTTTTCAGCCCCGAGCGGGAGATGGTTTGTTGCCTGTACAGGCTTTCCGCGGGGACCGGGCGGGGAAGACTTTGGTGACCCTCCGCTGGCAACATAGCTAGAAACGGCCTGCCCTGTGTTGACGGGGGTCTTCCGCAAAAGGCGATCCATGCCTTCCGTTACAAGGCGGCGAACCTTGTTGCGGAACATCTTGTGGAAGCGTTCCTCGTAGGATTCCAGTCCAGCGATGAACCGAGACCCATTTACGACGACGCCAGCCATTAGATTACCTCGACCTTGTCGGAATACCGGACATGGACGATATACAGCCCATCTGACGGGTCAGAAAGAAGGCGAACGACCGTGTATATATCCCCATTCCCGAGAATGATGCTGTCCTGCGGGGTGGGAGTAACAGCAAGATCAAGCGCGGCGATCATGGCGCGGCGATCTGTCTTTGGGCGCACCTGCTCGTCCATGTCGTCAATCTTGAACCGAACCAGCGCCATAGGGATGTCCGGGTATGTCGTCGATGTGTTTGTTACCGTGCGGGACACCGGGTCATAAACACCAGCATCCTCATTGGTGGAGACATACGTCTGCTTAGTCGCCAGCCCGTCCGCATCGGTTCCCAGCGTCTTCATGGCGCTCTGCACCTGCTTTGCGATGAGTGACTTGAATCCCATTACCGAATGATCCGCTTGAACTTGATTCCTGTTCCGGAACCGATAGCGCCGAGACCTGCGATGAGATACGCCATGTGTGACGGAACCTGCGGCAGGCGATACCCTTCTGAAAATTCCAGCTCAATGACGTCCGCCTTGAGACGCGTGAGGGCGTCCTGACTCCGCTCGACTGTGCGGTCCTCTTCGATAAGGTAGCGGGCCATTTCCGCGGTCGCGATCTTGAGCTGGCTCGGGATTGCACTGTCGGACAAGCGGATGCCATCACGATCAGTGACGCCATACCGGGGCCACCGCAGCGCAGATGTTTCCACCATGCGATAACCGAACCAACGAGTGCGCTCATCAAGATACCGGGAGGCCCACGAAAGCAGATACTCCTTCTGCACATCAGTAAGCGCCCCCCAAGACTGGGAGGCGTGAATGTTCATGGTGATGATGTCGTCTGCCTCTTCGACAGAGACGTAGGAGGTCGCGGTGCTAAGACCGGAACCATCCTCAACGACGAACGTGAATGCCATTAGGCGTCCCCCTTCAGAAAGATGGGCGGATCGGCCCGGAAAGATTCATTGTCATTGGTATCACATTCTGTGACCGGTGGCAAGTTTGACTTGCGCGAACGGACATTGTAGAACCCGAGCTTGGTGCGCCGCTTAGCGAACGACTTAACCCACTGCGCGGCCTGACGGCTGCGGACAACGTCATTCTCAGTGAATTCGATGACCCCGGTGCTGGCGTGGCTATCCTCTGCAGCCATGTCGATCACATCCGCGAGACCACTGTCCGGGATGCGTGCCTGATATACGTCACCGCAGAGGACCATGTGAAGTCCTTCGCCCTGACGGGTGAGGGTGATGTACAGGTCATCGAGGTCAAGGTTTTCAGCTTCGTCTACGATGCAGGCGGCACCCTTGTTGGAGTCCAGCGCTGCACCCAAAGTGCGTCCCTGAATGAATTCAAACGGGACCTCTTCAATCTTCTTCTCCTTGCGGAACTTCTCGAATTCTGCCGGTCCCATCGCGTCCTTCAACCCTTCGAAGATGGGGACGAGCCAAGGCGCAGTCTTCTCTTCAAGGTTTCCGGGGAGGAATCCGTTGCGGTGCTTTGCCTTCGAGACGTTGGGGCGGGCGACGTAAAGCTTATCGATACGTCCGGATGTCAGCCAGCTACCGAATACACGCGCTGCAACATAGGTCTTTCCGACACCGGCAGGGCCGATGCCGAAAGTCAGTTCATTGGTCTCAATGCTGTGGATGTATTCCCGCTGCATCTCAGTCCGAGGTTCGACCGGCTTGGGCATGCGCCGCGCCTGCTTCACTTCCTTCTCGGACTTCCGCTGCTTGCGGCGCTCTGCCTTCGCGCTGACGGGGGCAAACAGTCCCACTTCTTCGAAGAAATCTGGGACGTTGGTGAATACATCAGCCATGCAGGCCTCCTAGCTGGTGCTCCGTTTCTCCACCCCCTCTATGGGTGTAAGGAGTTTCCGGAGCTGGTTTGTGAGCGCGGCACACACTTTCCCCCGTCTGTTCCTTTAGGCTCAGATCGTGGGCTTTGGTTGTCCCGAGCATCAGTTGAAGGTGGTCGTCGTCTTCCATTTTGGTTCTCCGTGGTTGCCCCACGGCCTGTTACCAAAAAGAAGTTTTGAAATTCAATCGGCAGAAATATGCAATCACACTGAGAGGAACGCGAGGATTACAGGCCAGAACTTCACAATGGCTGTAACAGCACCAAGCCCCGTCGCTGCTGCTGCAAGGCCCCCAATGAGGCGCTTAGGTCCGCTCCATGCGGCACCGGCTGTAGCGGACTGGATGTGCTGCTCGCGCTGCATGGCGTCAACGTCCTGACGAAGGCGCGTGACGTCGGTTGTCATATTTTCGACGTCGCTGCGAATGACGTCCACCTTGGTGTGGGAACGGGTTACAGACTCTGAAAGGGTCGCAACAGCGTCGCGAACAGCGGCGATCTCGCCACGGAGTTCCCCGTCGCGTCCTTCCATTCCCTTACGAAGATCACGAAGCTCGCTCAGAATGAACGAACCCATAACCTGATCCTCCTGACGCTTTTCGAAGAAGGGCATGGCCATCCTTACTCGTCTGACGGAGAGTCAGGCGCTGCCCCCCGCTTGCGATTGCGCTGGCGGGGCTTTCCAATTTCTTCTTCGATCAGCTCTTCACTGATCTGCACAATTTCCGGCTCAGGGATGATAACCTTCGGAGGGGTCTGTGTCCATCCTTCCTGCAGGATCAGACGGTCAGCACGCTCACGAGGGACATCAAACGGTTCGCCGTTTGGTGAATACACACGGTGGTAC